ATCAGCATTTGCACCATCAGATATTAACGAATTTGCAAAACTGGCTGGTATTACTACTTCAAAAAAATCTACATTACAAGAAGCCACAATAGGCGATCTGCTATCAGCAAAACGTCAAGAGCAGAATTCTTCAACCATAGGACAACAAGCTCAAGAATTTTTACAAGCATCAGATGACATTAAAGATATAGTGATGTCAAAACTATCAGCTATTAAAATTAATGCAGATCCAGAACTTTATCAAATTGCAGTACAAAAGTTCAATGATTTCATGCAGGCCTATGAAGAGATTGCCAAGGAAATAAGTCAACCTGATTTGTTTAGCACAGAACAGCAGACACAAGATGAACCATCAAGACAAGTTAAAAATCTTGCTAGAACAAAAAATACTTGGTTCAACAAATTACAACAAAAGTATGATACAACAGCACAGTATGCTCAACATCAACCAGTAAAAGAAACTAGATCTTTAAGCCAATACCTACAAAGGGCATATGAAGATTTTGAAAAACGTGAAACTAGGAAAAAGTAATGGCTAAATCAGCAACAGCAGGATCTAATATTAGGCATATAGTTAAGAGAACTAAACAAGGTGGTAAAGTAAAAACTTCTTCTTTAAATAAATCTGCAAAAAGATCATTTAAAGCTTATAGAGGTCAAGGTAGATAACATGGAACAGCTAGTATCAGTAGCCAAACAGACCTTTGCAACAACATTTGCATTTTATTTAAAAGCACAAAACTATCATTGGAACGTCGAAGGAATGTTTTTTAAACAACTTCATGACCTGTTCGGTGCTATATACGAAGAAGTATATGGCAGCGTTGATACATTTGCTGAAGAAATTAGAGCTCTGGGCACATATGCTCCCGGTAGTTTTAGCAGGTTTGCCAGTTTGTCTGTTATTGAGGACGAAACTCAAATTCCAGATGCTAAAACAATGATTGAGCAACTATACTCTGATAACAATAAAGTTATTGAAATGTTAACAAATTGTTTTGAAATATCAGAACAAAATGGGCAACACGGGTTCAGTGACTTCATTGCTGGTAGAATAGACGCACATAAAAAACATAGTTGGATGTTAAGAGCTACACTTAAATAGTTAATGGACTATGTGTGTGGCTTAGAACACGATAATTATTCATTTTCAATACGCTTAGATAAAACTAAACCAACCGGCATAATGATTTCTGGCGGCTTAGATAGTGCCATACTATTGATGCTGTTGGGCACGCTCACGCAATCAAATCAAATAGTTACTTTCACAGTTCCTAGACCAGACAATGCAGTAGTACATGCTGAAAATTTAATTAAATCTATAAATCATGAATATGGTTTAAACTTTAACCTACCATGCCATGTAGGAGATGGCCTAGGTCCCCATGGCAAACAAGTATACAACGGCATACAAGAAGCTATTGCCATGTACGGACAAATTGATTTATATCTTGCAGAAAACAAACCTCCTAAAAAAACAGAAGTTACATTCGAAGCTGCTTACCCATTAAGGGCGTCAACGCCCAATCAAATACCTCAAGTTACGATGCCTTTTTGGTCTGCAAAAAAATTCCATATTATTGATTTAGCTTTAAAACATGGATGGCATAGACTTTTTGAGTTTACACATAGTTGTTGTGTATGGCCTAAGTATCGTTGTAAAAAATGCTACAATTGTCTAGAACGTGAATGGGCATTCGCCAAGCTAGATTATAAAGATACAGGAGTATTATGAAAATTGTAGTCACTGGTCATACTAAAGGATTAGGTCGAGCAATCTATTACCATTACATAAATCTAGGCCATGATGTAAAAGGGTTTAGCAGAACAAATGGATTTAATGTTGAAAATCAAGATAATGTTGCTAGCATAGTAGATGCAGCTAGTCAATCAGCAGTATTTTTTAATAATGTATATAGTGGCGAAAGTCAGATAGATTTACTAAAAAAATTGTACAATAAAACAACTGTGATAAGTTCAGGATCAATGGCGGCGGATCAACATGCAATAGATCAATACAGTAAAAATAAATTTTATCTAGAACGTACACATAAAGCTTTAGCTAAAACAACTAGTTGTCCTATGTTGTTGCTTAAAATGGGATACTTAGAAAATTACACAGATAAACCATTTAGAGTAATTAAATACAAAGAAGTTTTAGATTACATTGATTTTTGGCTTGAGCACAGGAAGGTATCCTTAATTGAATTCGATAACAACAATCTATAAGCCCATAGATAACATTGATATTATATCTCTAAGAGAATTCTATTCACGAATAGAAAGTGAAATAAAATGGCAAGAATATATTCAACAAGGAAAACAAAGTGGTATTCAGTTTGCCGATAATGAAGATCCTTTCCTAAGTGCAGTAGGTGTAGCTAGAACTAGAGATATTGCATTTAATAATCTAAACTCATTGTATAAAGATACAATAATTGAAGATATAATTAAAAAATATGATTGTACTCGCATGAGATGGATGTGGATGTACCCTAAGTCATGTTATACATTTCATAAAGATCAAACACCAAGAATTCACATACCAATCATTACCAACCCAGACAATATGTTTGTGTTTGAGGACCATGCACCTTTTCATTTACCTATTGGAAATGTGTATTGGGTAGATACTAGAAAGAAGCATACATTTATTAACTGCTCAACTGAGCTTAGGCTTCATCTAGTTGGCGTAGTTAAGTATTGACTTTGCAATAAAAACTGCTATAATTTAATTAAGGAGAACAATATGGCAAGAATGTATGGGCCAGAGGAAAGAGCCAAATTAGAAAGAATTATTTCCGAAGGCAGTCAAGTAATGGACGAAATTGAAAGCCTTCAAGAAGGTTTGGCAGAAACTGTTAAGGCAGTAGCTGAAGAGCTTAATGTAAAACCATCAATCATTAAACGAGCTATCAAAATTGCTCATAAAGATTCTTGGAAAGACACCGAAGATGAATGGAATGAAATAGAAATGATTTTAGGTGTTACTAATAGATTACCAAAGGATTAATATGAGTTACTGGGGTTATCATTTACTGTTAGATTGTAGTGGTTGTGAAAATATAGATAGTAAAGAACACATTTACAAATGGATTAAAGATCTTGTGCCTAGAATTGATATGCAGGCTCATGGTGAACCTATTATAGAACATTTATTACAAGGTGATCCTAAACAGGGTTACAGCTTGATGCAACTTATTACTACATCAAATATCTGTGCCCATTTTATGGAACTAGATGGTACTGCTTATTTCGATATCTTTAGCTGTAAAGAATTTGATATTAACCTAGCTCAAGATATTGTACGAGAATATTTCAACCCTAAAAAAATTAGGGTAAACTATATAACAAGGCATGCAGGTTAACAAAGATTTTATTTTAGAATGGCTAATTACTTTCCTATTAATAGTAGGAGTTGCCTTAACTAGCTTTAACATTTATCCATTAAATCTTTGGGTAAGTATGCTTGGTAACATTGGTTGGCTTTACTTAGGGTATATTTGGAAAAAGTGGAGCCTTTTAGTTGTGCAACTTGTAATCACTGCTATATACATTATAGGATTAATTAATCTTAAAAGTTAAGGTAAGGCGAACCATAAGTCGCACAAGTTGGTGTTTGTGAGCCGAAAATCACATAGGAGAAAAAACTTTGTATGTAGACGCATTATTTCAGCGTGATGATGATATCATCAAAATTGTAGAAAGAAGTAAAACTGGCGAACGTGTTTATAAAGAATTTCCAGCACGTTACACATTCTATTACCCAGACCCCAAGGGCAAATTTACTAGCATCTATGGGGAATCATTAACACGTATAGTTTGCAAAAATACCAAGGACTTTCGTAAAGAGCTTGCTATTCATAATAACAAGCGACTTTATGAAGCTGACATCAATCCTGTATTTGTATGCCTTAGCGAAAACTATATTAATCAAGAAGAACCTAAACTAAACATTGCATTTTTTGACATTGAAGTTGACTTCGATCCAAATCGTGGTTATGCATCACCAGATGACCCTTTTATGCCTATTACTGCAATTAGTGTACACTTGAAATGGTTAAACACACTAATAACATTAGCCTTAGTTCCAAAAACACTGACTATGGAACAGGCAAAAGAACAAGTCAGTGATATACCAAATGTTCATCTTTACACATCAGAAGCAGATCTCTTAGAAACATTTCTTGACTTAATTGATGATGCAGATATTCTTTCAGGTTGGAACAGTGAAGGCTTTGATGTACCTTATACTGTAAACAGAATTACTAAAGTTCTCAGCAAAGAAGATACACGCAGATTTTGTCTATGGGACCAACTACCGAAAAGACGAGAGTTTGAAAAGTTTGGTCGTGTGTTAGAAACATATGACTTTGTAGGTCGTGTGCATCTAGATAGTTTAGAACTCTATCGTAAATACACCTATGAAGAACGACACACTTATAGACTAGATGCTATTGGTGAAATGGAAATTGGCGAGAACAAAATTGTCTATGAAGGCACATTAGATCAATTGTATAACAATGATTTTAGAAAATTTATTGAATACAATAGACAAGATACTGCACTACTAAACAAGCTAGATGATAAACTAAAGTTTATTGACTTGAGTAACAAGCTGGCTCATGAAAATACTGTGTTACTGCAAACTACAATGGGTGCTGTTGCAGTTACAGAACAGGCTATCATTAATGAAGCACACCGCAGAGGTATGCAAGTTCCTAACAGACCAAAGCGTGATGAAAATGAAGATACACAAGCAGCAGGTGCCTATGTGGCATTTCCAAAGATTGGTATCCACGATTGGTTAGGATCATTAGACATTAACAGTCTATATCCTAGTGCTATTAGGGCACTTAATATGGGTCCAGAGACTATTGTTGGTCAACTAAGACCTACACTTACTAAGGCATATCTAGACGAACAAATTACAATGAAGAAAAAGTCCTTTGCGGCAGCTTGGGAAGGTTTGTTTGGATCTTTAGAGTATACAGCAGTTATGGATCAAGATAAAGCTCAAGATATCACTATAGATTGGGAAGACGGTGAAACCAGCATTCATTCCGGTGCCGAAATTTACAAAATGATATTTGACAGCAATCAACCATGGATTCTTAGTGCGAATGGTACAATTTTTACATATGAACGTGAAGGTGTTATTCCGGGTTTGTTAAAACGTTGGTATGCTGAACGTAAAGAAATGCAGGCTAAGTTAAAAGAATCAATTGCCGCAGGTAATAAAATTGAAGAAGAATACTGGGACAAGCGTCAGCTTGTTAAAAAAATTAACTTAAATTCATTGTATGGAGCTATTCTTAACGCTGGTTGTAGATTTTTTGATAAGCGTATTGGTCAATCTACTACTCTTACAGGTCGTCAGATTGCCAAACACATGGCCGGAAAAGTCAATGAAGTGATTACAGGAGAATATAATCATGTTGGAAAAGCTATTATATATGGTGACACTGATAGTTGTTACTTTAGTGCTTACACAACTCTCCGTAAAGACATTGAGGCCGGACATATACAGTGGACTAAAGAAAATATTGTATCACTGTACGATCAGATTGCCGATGAAGTTAACAGTACTTTTGTTAAATTTATGGAAGATGCGTTCCATTGTCCGAAAAGCAGAGGCGAAGTAATCAAAGCAGGTAGAGAAATTGTAGGCGAAAAAGGTCTATTCATAACTAAAAAACGTTATGCTGTACTAGTCTATGACAAAGAAGGTAAACGTAAAGATCAAAATGGCAAGCCTGGCGACATTAAAGCAATGGGCTTAGATCTAAAACGTAGTGATACCCCTAGTTTTATTCAAGATTTTTTACAACAGGTGTTAGTTATGGTACTAACTGGTAAAAGTGAACAAGAAGTTCTTGACTTTATCAGTGGATTTCGTATAGAATTTAAGAGTAGACCCGGTTGGGAAAAGGGTAGCCCTAGAAGAGCAAATAATATTACGGAATACCAGCACAAAGAAGAACGCCAAGGTAAAGCAAACATGCCAGGGCATGTTAGGGCAAGTATCAACTGGAATAGCTTGAAAAAAATGTATAATGACAAATACTCAATGAATATTACTGATGGAGCTAAAGTCATTGTATGTAAATTAAAAGATAATCCGCTTGGATATACTAGTGTAGCTTATCCAGTGGATGAACTTAGATTGCCCCAATGGTTTAAGGATTTGCCATTTAATGATTCAGAAATGGAATCAACTATTATTGATGCTAAGTTAGATAACCTTATTGGTGTTCTAAATTGGGATATTAATAGCACACAAGAAAAGAATACATTTAACAAATTGTTTACTTTTTGATACAAAAACCTAAATATCATACTAATAAGGAAAAAAAATGAAAGATATTTTACAAGACATCGTTGCTCACACTCATTCACTTGGGTTTATTCCATTACTAAAAGTTACTAGTGATAATAAAGCCACTTTTATTGAATCTATGGCAGAAGATAGAAGTGTTATTATTATGGCTAATACCAAAAATCCTGTTTTAGAATTCAATGGTACATTTGGTATGCCTAATCTTGACAAACTTGCATTGCATTTAAAAAATCCAGAGTATAAGGAAAATGCAATTATTGAGGTAGAGACTGCTGTAAGAAATAATGAAACTGTTCCAGTTACTATGCATTTTGAAAATGCAGCTGGCGACTTTGTAAATGATTACAGATTTATGAATGCTGAGATTATTAATGAACGTCTAAAGAGTTTTAAGTTTAAGACCCCAGCGTGGGATATTGAATTTGAACCTTCATTAGCTGCTTTTGGCAGATTAAAATTACAAGCTCAGGCCCACAGTGAAGAATCTGTATTCCAAGTAAAAACTGATCAAGGTAATCTCGTGTTTTTCTTTGGAGATGCTAGCACACACGCAGGTTCATTTGTATTTGAACCAAATGTTAAAGGCAAATTAAAACAAACATGGAGCTGGCCGGTTAATCAAGTAATGAGCATTCTCAACTTAGATGGCGATAAAACTATTAAGATTGCAGACGCAGGAGCTATGATGATTGTTGTAGATAGCGGTCTTGCAGAATACCAATACATTTTACCAGCACAAACTAAATGAACCGTGACTTAACTTCTAGTCAAAATGACTATGCAATTTTCTTGCCAGCAACATCTGGGTTCTATGCTACATTTATAGGCAAACAGCGTTACAATAATTACGTTGATCCTGCACGTATACCTTCTAGTTTTACAAACAGTGTTGAAAGTCTAAATTATTTAGACCCCAATGCATTGTTTTACTATAAATGGTGTCTGTATAGTGCAGGACATGCTAACTTAGATCTTAACAAGCAAGACGAAGCAGAAGATATGTTTCGAAATAGAAACAGATCGAATTCATTTGTGCTAGGAGATAGTGGCGGATTTCAGATCGGTAAAGGTGTATGGGAAGGAGATTGGAAAGATCCTAATTGTCCTAAAGCACAGAAAAAACGTGACCAAGTATTAAGGTGGATGGATGCATACATGGATTATGGTATGTGTCTCGATATTCCTGCATGGGTGGCTCGCAGCCCTGCAGGGCAAAAGGCTACAGGTATTACAACATATCAAGAAGCAGTTGATGCTACTAACATCAACAATGAATACTTTATTAACAATCGCACAAATGCATGTAAGTTTTTGAATGTGCTACAAGGTGAAAATCATACAGATGCAGAAGATTGGTATCAACGTATGAAGAAATATTGTGATCCTAAACAATATCCTGGTAGACATTTTAATGGATGGGCGATGGGCGGACAGAATATGTGCGATATTCATCTTATCCTTAAAAGATTAAATGCTTTACGATTCGACGGCCTATTAGAAAAAGGATTGCATGACTGGATGCACTTTTTAGGTACATCAAAACTTGAATGGGCGTCATTACTAACAGATTTACAAAGAGCAATAAGGAAACATCATAATGAATCGTTTACAATCTCTTTTGACTGTGCATCACCATTCCTTGCCACAGCCAATGGACAGATCTACATTCAAACAGAAACAGAAGACAGAACAAAATGGGTCTACAGAATGGTCCCATCAGTCGATGACAAAAAATACCACACCGACTCAAGATTGTTTAAAGATGCAGTCATACAAGATAAAATTTTTGAAAACTTCGAAAGCTCACCTATTATCGACCAAGTAAGCATTAAAGATATTTGCATTTATGGACCAAACGACGTTAACAAGTTAGGTAAAGTTGGTCGTACAAGTTGGGATAGTTTCAGTTATGCTATAATGATGGGGCATAATGTGTGGATGCATTGTAATGCGGTTCAAGAAGCAAATCGCCAATATGATGCTGGAAAGATTCCTAATATGTTAATTGATGAAAGATTTGATCGAATAGTTTTTAGAGACGTAGTTAATGAAATATTCTCAACCAGTAACAAAGCTAAATCAGATTCAATAATTGAAGAATATTCTAAGTATTGGGATACAATTATTGGTACTAGAGGAAATACTGGTAAACGTATAACAAATGCTGATACATATTCTGCTGTCCATTTTGATGGTGAACTTAAAATAGTGGTTGACAAGCCAGAGAAAAAAGTAGTAGAATTAACTTCTACATTTAACAACTTATTTGAACAATGAAAATAACCCAAACTAAAATTAGAATGATTAAGCAAGGTGATCCACAATGGATGCTTAATGACGGTATGGTTGTTGCTCCTAGAGCAGGATTTGAAATCAATCAACATTGTCCCAAGGAATACAAAATGATTATTTCTGAGTGTATCAACAATGGTTGGCTTAAACCTGTGGCACATGTATATGGAAAAACTCTAACTATGGATGCATTGCGTTAAATGACACTACCAGATGAACGATATCGTGCTGTAAGAATGACTAGGTTATTTTTACAAGATCTTTTAACTCCGGGCAAAATACCGCGGGTACCAAAGGAAGTTAGACAGCAAGCTCGTGGATTACTTAGGCATTATCCATCAGACTTTGATATGTGGAAAGCCTGCCAAGGTGCCCCAGATGTCTTTCAAGAAAAAATGGAACCTGTATATAGAATGATTAAACAATACGAAGAAGGTAAATGCCAAGATTAATAACATTTGGTGATAGCTACACAGAAGGCCATGCATTGCCAGATTGGGTTCCAGGCTCTGATGATAACTGGCCATTCAGTAATACCTGTACTATTACATTTAGTAAACATGCTTGGCCTAATGTTTTAGCTAACAAATTAGGCATTGGGTGTATTAATAAGGGACGAGGTGGTAGTAGTAATTTAGAAATAATGTTACGGGTATTAAATTTTGATTTTGAACCAGATGATATTGTTGTAGTATTATGGACGTTCTACACACGAGAAAATCTATTTGGATTAGAATTTCCTGGACAGTTATTACGTACAGCAGATCCTGCTTCAAAATATTTTGAAGATTATTACAAATTACATTCAGATTCAGATTTATTTTTAAGAACAAAAATTTATATAACGTATACCAAATTGTACTTACAATCACGAAATCTTAAACATCATTTTGGAACTATTAATGATTTTAAGACGTTTAAAATGTTAGACACACAAATAAAAAATTTAAAAATTGAAATTGATGATACATTTCCAGGCATAGATAAAGCTTTAGACAATGCCCATCCAGGTGTACAATCACATGAAAGATATGCTAATATAGTATATAGGAGATTAATAAATGAAACGTGAGTACAGTAATGGTGTAAGAGACGATATTATTTTTTTTATAGGAAATGAAATTGAGCATACTCCTGCATTTGGTATGCGTACTCTTTTCGTTACAGGTATACAAGATGCCTATGTAATTGCATCTAAATTAGATGGTTGCCAACACATCTTTTTTGGTGCTAACCATAGTTATAATCCAACTACTTTTGAAGAGCACGATGCTTGGGAAAACATGATACGCCAATTTTTAACTAAAGATTATCTATGTAGCCTAGATATTCCCATCAACCAAGTTGAAGAATTTCACGAATCTGGTCTTTGTGAATATGATAATTTTATTCCTCAAATTCGTGTACCAATTCCTTACATTCGTCTTTGGAATTATAATACAATGCTTAAAATTGACGATAAGGATTTTAAGGCAACTAATCCCGGTGTATGGTCACACAGTCTACATACGCTAATGGATCGTAGTAAATTTACAGACTGGAATCAATATGGAAAGGATCAAATAATATGACAAATGATCAAGCACAAACTATTATCAATCTGTTATCAGATATGAATAAAAAGTTAGAAGCTATTGACTGGAAATTATGGGAATTTCATAATAAACTAAGTCAAGATGATGAAGAAAAAAACAGCAAGAAAAAACCTGTCAAGGCCAAAAAAGATGAGTAATGAATCTGTTACATTTAAACATTTGGATCAACGCCCTCATAAAATGATCTGGGTAACCTTTCGCAAAGAAGGCATCCATATGTATCCAGCAGCCGCAACTGACCCAAAACTTAAAACAGGTGATGAATATGACGTTAGCTTCCTCGGTACTCCACATCGTCACATTTTCCATTTTAAAGTCTACATTCAAGTATTTCACGATGATCGTGATATTGAGTTTATTCAGTTCAAGCGTTGGTTAGAAAACCTTTACAATAAAGGTACTCTAGAGCTTAATCATAAATCCTGCGAAATGATTTCAGAAGATCTTCAAGCTGAAATTGCAGCACGGTATCCTAATCGAGAGATTTGGATTGAAGTAAGTGAAGACGGTGAGAACGGAAGCTTTATACAATATTGATATGAAAACCATTTATCTAGTTGATTTAGAAGCTGTGGAAACACGTTATACAGCCCAATGGAAAGAACATGTACCAAAAATTGTTAAAAAACAAGGACATCAAGTTCACGTTATCTCTGGCCCTGAAGATATTCCTAGTGCCACTACTCCTGGTGCCTTTCTTAACTTTGGCGGGACTAATATCTATAAGTCTCGTCAAGTTGAAGAGATTGCTCGTCTTTTTACCACCGGAGCCATTAATCCCAACGACCATTTTGTTTTTTATGATGCGTGGCATCCAGGCATTATAAACTTAAAATATATGAGCAGTCTTCTCAAAATTCCAGTTAAGATACATGCCCTTTGGCACGCTGGTTCATATGATCCAGCAGACTTTTTAGGTAGACTGATCGGAAATGCTCCGTGGGTAAGACATGCCGAGAAATCATTCTTTCATGCCATTGACCATAACTACTTTGCCACAGACTTTCATATTGAAATGTTTATGCGTAACTTGTTAAACGATGGTATGGAAACAGAAAATCCATGGTTTGAGGAAGATGTCGGAGAAGCCAAAGCAGGTGAACGTCCGTGGATAGTAAGATCGGGCTGGCCCATGGAATACCTAGATGATATTCTTACGCCTTACAAAGGTATGCCAAAGCGTGACCTAATCTTGTTTCCGCATCGTATAGCACCAGAAAAGCAGGTTGAAATCTTTCGTGATCTAAAGGAACAACTACCGCAATATGAATTCGTTGTATGTCAAGATCAATTTTTAACTAAAAATGAATATCATAATTTGTTAGGTGAAGCAAAAATAGTGTTTAGTGCTAACTTACAAGAAACACTTGGTATTAGTTGTTATGAAGGTGCTATAATAGACGCTATACCAATGGTGCCAGATAGGTTAAGCTACAGTGAAATGTATTTTGAAGGATTCAAGTATCCCAGTGAATGGACATTGAACTGGGATAGTTATATTATACACAGACAAGAATTGTGTCACCATATAATAGTAACCATGACACATTATGAAAAAAGACTAGTACAACTTAAAAAACAAACGGAGTGTTTACGTGACAAATTCTTCTCAGCCACCAATTTCTACAACAACATTAAATGATTTAGAAACAATAACAATATCCACTAATGATGTAAACACTATTAATATCAGTAGTTACGATTATTCTGGCACCATGTCAGATTATACCTATTCGTACAGCCCAGATGTTATCACTTTATCAGATCCAACTCCTAGTATTACACTAAGTGGTGGTGCTCCAACATATACAATTACTCCGCTATCACCACAAGAAATAACTATTTTAACTTCTAATGTTTTTCAACCTAAAGAATGGCAGGATAAATTTCCAGATATAAAACGTGTGTTAGATATGTGCGATCAATATCCCGGGTTAAAAATTGCCTATGAAAAATTTAAACATTGTTATGAAATGGTAAAAGAAGATTATGATAATCCAACACCTAAAAAATAAATTCTTTGCTTGGCTAGAACGGTCTGATAGAAAAAGAATAATTTTAGATCGTCTAAGTGCTCAACCCTATCTGGAAAGGTATTATGTTTTTTTAAAAGACAGATCTTGGTTTCCGTTTAATGTTTTTTTGCACAAGTTTTTGAAAAGTGATCCAGACGATGTACATGATCACCCATGGCCCTATGCTACACTAATTCTTAAAGGTGGTTACTATGAATGGGTTCCAAAATTTGACTTAGAAGGAAGAAAAATTGGCGAGGTTAAGCATTGGCGGGGACCTGGTCATTTTAGGATCTGTAGTGCTACTTCTTATCATCGTATAGAATTAGATGCAAAGATTGAATGTTGGACTATGTTTATGCCTGGTCCTCAAAAAAGAGAATGGGGATTTCTTGTAAACAATAAATGGATAAAGCATGACGAATACTTACAACTCCGTAAATCCACAACAAATAATTAAAATTAATAATGGTACCAATGCAACTACTTTAGGAGCAATAAGTGGTGGTGCTAATTGGGTTAGTAATAGTAATGGGTATGCTATTAGTCCAAATGTCACCGTCAACAATAATCCAAGTTCACTAGAAGTTCATGGTAAAATTATCCATAATGGTCAAGATTTAGAAGAAAGATTGAAAACGATAGAAAAAGTTTTAGCTATTCCAGAAAAAGATGTTATACTAGAAAGTAAGTACCCTAAATTAAAAAAAATGTACGACGATTATATTAATGAATTAAGTAAAGCTAGAATGTGGGAATCATTGAAAGGCAATCAAAATGAGTAAAGAAGAAAGATTGAAATTTTTAGAAGAAACACATAGATTAACAGATAACTTGATCATTGAATTAGAAAAACAGAATCCAAATAGTAAAAGTATTCGTGAACTTAAAAAACTAAAATTGAAATACAAAGACCAAATAGAGGAATTGAAAAATGACAGATCTAGAGAAAGCACTATCTGATGGCACAGCTCCTTGGAAAGAAATTGAATTTAGAACACGACAATTCTGGGTTTTCAGAGACGCATATCCGGTTACCCAAGGGCATCTGTTATTTGTGCCTACCAACCAAACATCTGATGCGTTATTCGAATGTTACAGAGGAGCCTACAGGTTCGGCTATGACGGTGTCAACAACGGGAGTTGGGACGCATTTAACATCGGCCAAAACTGTGGCGAGGCTGCTGGTCAAACCATAATGTACCCGCATGTTCATATGATTCCACGCCGTAATGGGGATATAGAGGATCCGAGGGGCGGAGTAAGACATGTGATACCATCTAAAGGTAATTATAGAACATCTCTAAAATGAAGCAAACGGATTTACGCTATGAAGGCCAAAATATCAAAGAATGGGCAGATATAGTTGCTGACTTTGAGTATAGCTTGGCTAAAAATCAACTTGCTAAAGGTACAGACGTTGAAGAAATTTTATCTTCTATGTCTTATAGAATCGCATCTAAAATGATACATCCTGTGCTAACAGCAGTAAAAGAACAGTACATAAGCCAAGAAATCAATGACCCAAAATTATATAAAGATAAATTTTTAGATAATAGAAAGCCTATTGCAGATCATGTATCAGATGACTGGTAATTATGGAAAATGAATTTGAGTTTACTGTTACAGTTCCGTGGCATAATCAAGACGGTTTTTGGTGGAATGAAACTTGTGCAATGGTACTAGAAGTATTTGGACTTCCGGGACATAGGTTTAAATACACACCTGCGTTAGATCACATGACGTTTAGTTTTAAAACTAAAAAAGATTTTTTGTTAGCACAACTTTTGTTAGGAGAAAGACTTGGTTATAACTGAAAGAAGTGATTTTAGAGTACGTCTTGAAAAGAATAAAGCACTAATGCCAAAAAATTTAGTGAATCTAAAATTTGTTAGAGAACAAATTAAAGACGGAAATGTAATAGACAGTAGTGTTTATGATTTTTACATAGACGAGAATGATATAGAATCATTAATAGATGCAATTAGAAATAGTTAAAAAAGATATTATTAACTGGATTACTAATTTTGTAATTGTTAATAATGAAAAACTCGACAATTGGCCACCATGTCCATTTGCTAGAAAAACATACATTGATCAAAAATTTGATATTAGATTAGGCAAAGATATTATTATAGACTGCCATGATTGTGCCGTAAGCTGGTCAGATACGTATGATGTAATAATATATGCATATGACAGATCTGCCTATAGCACTGAACAAGTAGCAGTTGCAATTAGTGATCTTAACAAAAAATTTAATAAATCCAACTTATTATTATTAGATGATCATCCAGATGATATTGAAATTGTTAACGATGTAAGTTTTAATCAAGGCACATACATACTAATTTTAATTCAGCGATTAGACAAAGTGCAAACAGCAAGTGCAGAGTTACAAAAACTAGGTTATTATAAATTATGGCCTAAGCATTATTACGATAAGGTTGCAGGTTGGAGAGAGCAGTATGGATTTGATGACAACTAGCAATTTGACTGTCACGTTTACATAGCCAGATATATTCATCGCGATCTTGTCTCCACTCTCTGCCAGTCCACCATTCGAATCCATCCATATCCGATTTGTAAATGCTGCTCTTTTCATATCCAGGGCCCATGTAGAAATACTTGTGACCCTGTTTTTTTGCCCATGCTATTTCTGCCTTTAGGCTTTTAATACCTAAATGACTGCTAGGATCGCGATAATCCCAAGCAAACAGCACACTTTCAATATTTTCTCGATCATATTTACGAAGCTTTGTCCAAGCAGTCAATGTATTACCTAGATAATAACCTATCAAGAGATCCATATTTAAAATTTCTCCTACGCCGAAATGCTTGTTATAGTGTTTGTGATTACAGTATAAGGTATGTATTTCGTCGAGTGTTTTTATAGAAAAATTTTTATTAAGTAAAATAAAGTTATTGTCAAATTCATAATTAGTATCTGCTAACTTAGTTCTAGTACTACGACTTTGATACCAAAAATTCGTTAGGCCTGGATTTTCTGCACTTAGTAGCCATCCCTGTTCTAATGCTTGACTGTGTTCTTCAGGCTTTACATCTACTAATTCCGGAAAATTTAAAATTAATT